CCGCGCCTCAAGCAGGCGGGCGCGGTGCTCTTCGACTTGTTGCTTGCGGGCCTGCACCCCGGTGTCCTCGTAGGCCGGGAAGGTGACGACGCTGACCTCGTGCAGATCGACCTCGCGGATCGTCCACTTCACGGAGCCGTCTTCGCGCCACTCCGTGTCTTCGCGGACAATATTAAACCCGAACGAACACTGGTCCACGTCCCCGCGCTTTACGCGCTCGTAGAGGTTCATGGCATCCGTATCGTTCGGGTTGATCTTGATCCGGCCCCACAGCCCATAGCTGTCCTCGCGCAGCTCGAGCGTGCCGGACCTGTTCCGACCGAGGACAAGTCGCGTCTCATGGTTGATCAGCGCGCGGATGTCGTTCGACAGCGTGTTCGCAAACGCCCCCGGTGCAATCTCCTCATAGGCACCGCGCCAGAGCTCCGTCTCGCGGTTAAACACCGCGAAATAGCCCTCGATGTACAGCTCTGAGCCTTCGCCTTCGGTCCGCGTCTTCAGCTCGGCGCGTAGGCTCCGCGTCTGCCTCGTATCCCTGCTCAACCGTCATCACCTCCCTGCTGGAGTTTGGATTGATCACCGATCATGCCGCGCGGAATGTAGTTCTCCAGGATGACCAGCTCATCCAGTCCTTCACGCGGCGACAGGCCGACCCAATCCCGAACCTCATTTCCGTCCATCAGGCCGCGGACGAACATTTCCATGCCGATCCGGGACAGCTCGCCGAGATCGTAAGCGTAAAGGCTTCGGGCCGACAGGCGGAAATACAGGTCCGGCGCGTACAGGATCTTGTTCGTGAGCTCCTGGCCGATGATCGTACCAATGGATGCGATCCGAGTTCGGATGAAGTTGTTCATCTCGTCCTTCTTGAACTCGCCCACGCCAACGAAAAACGGCGGCACGCCGAGCATGGCCGCAACCGTTCGCTTGTCGATCTGGACGGATTCATGAATCGCGATGTCCTGCAGACTGAGCGGTTTCACCGTCTCAACCCGGATGATTCCTTCAGGCAGAATCCACGGCTTTCCGCTCTGCCCGCTGCCGATGTATCGCTCGATCAACTTGTCGCGCTCTTCTTCGCTCGAGAACTGACTCGAGTCCGCGTCAACCATGACGATGATCGACGGCCGCCACTTATCGCCCATGAAGGCGTTCTTCGTCTTCGCCGCCTGCGCGAGGTTCGCCACAACATCCTTCAGGATCAGTCGATACCCGCGGCCGCGCCATGGTTCTTGCGGGTCCGGGTTGATTTTGAAGTGCAGCACTTCGTCGTGGTTGTAGATGCGGCCGTTGATCATGACCTGATACCCGGTCGCCAACCCAATCGCGTTCTGTTTCGGCGGCAGGATCGTCGCCATGTGCGGCGGAATCGGAATGAGCTCCTCAAGATACCCATCCGCGCTGAACACCGGAAACACAAAGGCGTTTCCGTCGCCCTCGAGTAACATGGTGTGGACGATATGATAGAGCCACGCTTTGCGCGTCATGAGACTGTACGGCTCGATGTCGACCTTCCGCGAGAGCTCGTTCTGCACCCGCTCGTGCCCGCCTTCGACGTTGCGCATGAGGTGGATTGTCATGTTCGACACCATGTCCGCGATCCGGTCGACGGCCATCCGGACCTCAGGGCATTCGGAAAGCCGCACGTACCCGGCTGGCAGTGTCAGATCCTCACCCTTGAGCCAGTACCCGAGCAGGTCACCGCCGGAGCTCCGCTGCTGGGTCGGCTGCCGCGCCCGCTGTTTTTGTCGCTTACTCACGCCGTGGACTCACCACCTTTCAGCCAGTTTTCTTGCGCCTTCGCCTGGTCGGTGTCTTCCAGGTATCGCACACATGCAAAAACCGACGCGTCGAATAGATCGATGCGTCGGTTCTCACTGATTTTCTCGTATTGGATCAGGTCGTCGGTCTTCTCGATGCCGTGTACGTTCTGCACACAATATTCATAGGCGTCCGAATGCAGGTAGTAAAGTTTTCCGAGTTTCGCCTTCGCCTCAATCCGCCGGAATCCCATTGACTTGCGCCAGAAATACTGCGGCTCGTCCACTAGCTTGAAACCGCCTTTCTTCGCGTCCCGAAAAAACTCGGTCGAGAACTTCCGGTCGAAGCCGATTTGCTTAATCCGGAACCCCTTCTGACGCATCTCCTTGAACCACTTCACGATCTCCGCATGGTTCGTGACTGCTGAATTCGTCATCGTCAGCCAGCCATCGTCCCGCCAGCCGAAGAGCGGAATACCGTCCTCCTCGGCTTTCTCGGTCGCCGCGACGATCGGAAACCAAGCGTGCGTAATGATGATCGCCACGTCCTGATACTCCCCATACAGCGCGGCCGCCGTGAGATCGTGCAACTTTGCCAGGTCGGCGCCGCCGTACCAGTTGATCGGCAGTTTCGCGAGCTCTTCCAGTGTCCAACTGTATTTACGATCGCTGGACCGGAACTCGTGAATGTCGAAATAGGCGTTCATCGCGGCCGTGTAGACGTTGAGCGACTTCGCAAGGAAATCCTTGCGCTGCTGCGGATCGTTCTGGGCCTGCAGCGCGTCGTTGAGAATGTCCTCCGGCCGGATCGTCACGCCGTAGTTCGGGTTCGCTTTCTCATGCTGGATCGGGTTCGTGTAGTCGACGTTCCCCCTCTCATCCTCATCAGCCTTCGCGATAAACACGAAATACTGCTCGTCCCGGACGGTCTTGTCCAGAATCTTCTTGCAGTATTGCAAGCGCTGGTAACAAAACGACGACATGTCGTCGCCGGCCGTCGTGATGCCGATCATGAGCTTGTTCGTGTACGCCTTCATGGCCTCCTTGATGATGTTGTACTGCTTCGGCCGTGTGTAGGCTTGCAGCTCGTCAGCGATCGCGATGTTGCAGTTGAGCGAGTCTTGCCGGTCCGGGTTTGCGGCCAGCGCCTCGATGTAAATCGATCCATCACCCAGCTCGCCGCTGATCGAATGCTCCTGGTTGTTGTTCAGGATCCGGAAGCTTTCTTCCTCGCCCATTCGCTTGAGGTTGAACAAGATGAACTCGAACGCTTGTTTCGACTGCTTGAGCGCGTGCGCCGTGATGTAAATTGTCGCCCCGGATTTCCGGCTCAGCAGCGCGAGCGCCCATGCCAGCGCGGCGACAAGGCGCGTCTTCCCATTCTTCCGCGGAATAAAAATAAACGCCTCTTTGTAGCGGCGTTCGTTCGTCCCTGCTTTCCAAAATCCCAGCAGGTTGTAGATGATGAATTTTTGCCACGGCTCAAGCAGGAACGGCTTCCCGCGCAGTGGCGTTCCGTCGAGCGCCTCGCCTTTATCGTGGACGAACGTCCGCTCGATGATGCCGATTACGAACTCCGGGTCTTTCGTGCGCAGCTCGTACTCGGGATTTTCGAGATCGTCCAGGAACCGCTGCGCAGCCTGTACCAACTCTTTGCCGGCGATCTTCCGCCCCTCGACGACAGCTCTGGCGTACTCCAGCACAACGTCGAAGTTCTTCGCTTCACTCAAGAGCCTTCAGCGCTGCTGCCAGCGCAGACTGTTTTTTCGTCTCGACGGTGATCCCGTCAATCGTCTTTGGATTCAAGCAGAGCCTGTCCGCGTACGCCAGTATGTCCTTCCGGAGGCTCTCGAGCGTGGCGACGATCGGCGCTTTCTTCGATCCGCCGTCCGCGGTCGGTACCTCGAACGGGTATCCCTCGGTAGCGAACCGCTCGGACAGCGCGGCGTACTGCTCGCGCAGTTCCGCGTAGATCTCGATGATCGGATCGAACTCTTTCTTGTATGTCCCGAGCTCCTTCATCGCCCGAATCGTCGATCGTTTGATCGCCGCTTTTGTCTGCTTCGCCATCGTCTCACCTCCCGGAAAATGTTCCCCAGACCTCGCGCTATTGGAAATGGGGCCGCCCGCCCGGTCCCCAGCGGCCTCGCCACGACCCCCGAGGGGAGGGGGGATGCCCTGTCGCTTTACTCCGCTAAAGCGATCCGGACCCGCGCCGAAACGCGATCGCGCCACCGCTCACCCGCCGGCGTCAGCTCGCCCGTCAGGCGATCGTGCATCCGCTCATGGCAATCATTGCACAGGCTCACGAGATTCACACTGACTAATGCCAGCTCCGGATGTCTTTCCAGCGGGTAAATGTGATGCACCGTCTGTGCCGGCGTCGTCTTGCCGTATCGCTTGCACTCCTGACACAGATAATTGTCGCGGCGCAGAATCGTCTCACGCTTCTTGCGCCACTTCGACGACTTGTAAAACTTCACACTCCCACCCCCACATTCACCCGGACGCCGCCCCGCACCTATCCGGACTCGGCGGAGGAGGTGAGGGCCGCGAGCTCACCCGTGAGGCGGCGGACGAAAAAGAGCCCGGCCAATTAGCCAGGGCTCTGACATTGTCGTGTTCGGGATGCGGACAGGGATTTGCACCCTGCATGGTGTGCCTCCGCGCCGGTGCTCGATTTCAGGTCGAGTCGTTCACACCTCACGCCATAGCGTCTACCTATTCCGCCACCGCATCCTCGTTGTTCCCGCCGCTCCGGATATCGTCCTGCACGCCATCCGTGGACAGAGTGCGCAGACGATGCGGCGAGATGTGTCGAATCCTCTGGATACACGACTTCGACAATACCATTTTAGCACGCAAATTTCGGCTTGTCCGGCCTTTCTTCGGCATAATTCCGGCACATTTCCGGCATATTTTCGGCATCACCCTGCGAGCCGGGCAAATTCCTGCTCAGCTTTCTTCTGCCAGGATCGGAATGTGCGCTCCGCGATCTTTAACTCCGCGGCTACCTCAGACGGTTGTTTACCTTCCACGTACCGGAGCCGCAGCACCCGTGCCAGATCCGGCTTGTACCGCTCAAGCGCCGCCAGCACCGTGTCCACCCGCTCGATCTCCGCCTTCAGGTCCTGGTACTCGGCCAGCCGGTCCAGCACCGCGTCGATATCGTCCCGCACGTCCCAGCCGCGCGCCGCAATCACCTTCCGGATCTTCCGGCGCAGCTCCTGCAGCAGCTTCTCGTCCTCTTCGTCCGCGCCCTCACGCGGCACCGCCGCCAGCTGCGCCCGGGTGCCGGCCGGGTAGCGCTCCAGGTACGCATGCGCGGTCGCTTCCAGCCGCTGCTCCTTCGCGCTGAGGTACAGGTAGCTCGGCAGCCCGCGCAGCCGGCGATGCAGCTCCTGCAGGTGATCGTCCTCGTTGAGCCGGCTGATCGTGATGCCGGCGCCGACGCTGTAGCTGGACAGCACCTGCAGGCGGGCCTGCTTCTGGCGGTAGCTGGACAGCAGCTCAATGGCTTGTTGTTCGGTCATCACGCTTCCGCCTCCTTCCCTGCATGTTAAACTGGTCCGGCGTCCGCAGCACATACTCATGCCCACTCACCCGAATGACGGTCGGCACTTCTTTTTTCGTTTTCAGAATCGTCACGACAGGCCGGTAACGGTGGCCTTTCGGTCGACCGTATTTTTTCATTCCACCGTCACCCTCTCGATCTCCAGCCTTATCAACTCAAGCCCCGCGTATCTCACCCGGTCATAGATCCGGTTGAACTGGCTCCTCAGCTCGATGTTGCCCTCGACGACTTTCGCCTGATCACGCTCACGCGTCAACATCATACCCGACATTTCCACTGCTCTCGGCTGCCACCCCATATGGCCGGAATGCCCGGCCGTCTCGGAGTCGTCCCACCCGCAGAGATAAAGACCGTTGACACGGATTCGATATTGCGGCAAGTTCACAGCTCGCACACTCCTTTCGGACAGTCATTTCCATACGCGCTCGCCTCATCGGCAACCGCCACCAGCTCCACGCCCGGGCCGCAAGTATCGCAGTACGTCTCGTTGTTTTCGATCCGCCCGGGGCGACCGCATTGCTTGCAGATGTATGTCGTGCTCATGACTTGTTCAATTCCTCCCTCGCCAGTTCTGCCAGCATCGCCCGCCGCTCTACCGGCGACAGTCGCCGCAGGATCGCCGCGATTTCATCCTTCGCCGTTTGGTACCGCGTAGGACCGGGATCGCCGATCAACGCCCCGACCGCGCAGCCATGCTCGCTGCTGACGCGGCGGCTGTGGCGGATTGCCCTGTGGGGTTTAGGCATCCGTCCTCAACCCCATCACCCGATCAAACTCCATCCCTTCCGTCTCATCCAGCGTGACCGTCTTCATCCCGTCCCACTTTTCGCGGATCTCTGCTGCCTTCTCATGCAGCTGCTTCTGCAGCCGGGGCGGCAGCACGATCTCCGCCGCCTCCGTGTAGTGCTGCGCGGCCGCCGCATACGCCCGGCTGTGCACCCAGTTCATCCAGGACCAGAATCGCTCCGTCGTCAGCGTCTTGACCCATTGAAATATGCGCCTGCGTTGTCGCTCGTCCATTCACACCACCCCATCATGCAATTTTCTCAATCCTTGCCTTCAGCGCCTCGATCAAAGCCTGCTGCGTCTTCGCCTTCGATTCCAGGCGCTTCGCAACCTCTTCGTCCATGCTGTCCCGGACCATCAGCATGTGCTCGATGACCTTTTCCTCCTGCCCCTGCCGGTGCAGCCGCTTCTGCGCCTGCTCATAGAGCTCGAGGCTCCACGGCAAGGTGAACCAGCAGATATGATTGCCGCCGCGCTGGAGGTTCAGGCCGTACGCCGTGCTGGCCGGATGGGCCAGACCGACGTGAATCTTCCGCGCGTTCCAGTCCGCGTAATCCTGCGGCCCTTTCAGCTCCCGGACCTCCAGCCCGCGCATCTTCCGCAGCGCCTGCATGATCCGGTCCCGGTCGTGCTGGAAGCCGTAGAACGTCAGCAGCGGCTTGCCCTGCAGGGACTCCACCAACTCGAGAAACGCCTCAATCTTCGCATTGTGGATCTCGTGGACTTCCCGGTTCTCGTCGTAGATGGCCCCGGCGCACATCTGTAGCAACTTGTTCGTGACGGCCGCGGCCTGGGCCGCCGTAATGACTTCTCCATCCAGCTCCAGCACCTGCTTGCGCTCGAAATCCCGGTACGCCTGCCGCGCCTTCGCGTCCAGCTCGATTGGGATTCGGTTCGGCACCAGTTCCGGCAGCTCCAGATAGTCCTCGGCCTTCATGCTGATGCAGATGTCCTCAATGGCCCGCTTGATCGCGTCCTCCGCGCCGATCTTTGACTCGTACTTGTGAAAGCCGCCCCGCGGGATTTTGTCAAAGAAACGGGTCCGAAACTGTTCAAACTTCGGATACAGTCTCTGCCCTTGATCCAGCAGGTACACCTGCGCCCATACATCCAGCAAGCTGTTCGGCGCCGGCGTGCCGGTCAGCCCCAGCACGCGCTGAATCTTCGGCCGGACGCGCCGCATGGCCTTGAACCGGTTGGAGCTCGGATTTTTAAAGCTGCTGAGCTCGTCCAGCACCACCATATCGAACGGCCACGCCTGTCGGTAATGATCGACAAGCCATTGCAGATTGTCCCGGCCAATCACGTAGATATCCGCCGGCGTCGCCAGCGCTCGCAGCCGCTGCCGCTCCGTCCCCAGGACCGTCTGCACTCGCAGCAACCGTAGATGTTCCCACCGCGCCGCCTCATCCGTCCAGGTGGCCTCGGCGACTTTCTTCGGCGCGACGACCAACGTTTTTCTCACGTTGAACCGGTTGTACATGAGATCGTTGACGCCAGTCAGCGTGATTACCGTCTTGCCGAGACCCATGTCAAGAAATAGACCCAGGATCGGATCAGTCACGACCCGGTGGACGCAGTATCTTTGGTAGGCGTGCGGTTTGAAGATTTCCCGCGGCACCACCGGCTTCTGGAGAAGCGCGTTCATGCCATCAACTCCCGGATCAACGCATCCACGCCTTCGCGGCTGTCGATCACCCGCACGTCGCAGCCCAGCGCGCGGAGGCGCTCATGTTGCACCAGCTGCAGCTGCGTCGGCTTCTTGCCAGGCGCTTTCAGCTCGACGAACACCACCCGACCCTCAGGTAGGAACACGATCCGGTCCGGTACGCCGCTGTTGCCAGGACTGACCCACTTCATCGCCGCTCCGCCGGCTTTGCGTACCTGATCCCGGAGGTAGGTCTCGATCGCTTTCTCTCTCACCGCTCAAACCTCCCGCTGTTACTTTCTCGCGCACGCGCGTATGTTATGTCCGCGTTCAGGCGCGTTAGGCGTGCGCGTGTAGGCTCTAATCTCTCTATTTCTCTCTTTTTACCTTTTATATAGAAAAGAAAGTTACAAAGTTACAAAAGGTCTGAAATCCCAATCGTGGCGCGGTTTCCGGGCTGTAACCTTGGGTGTAACTTTGGTGTAACTTTCTTGTCGAAGGTTACAATTTCCGTAACTTTCCAGTTACAAGGTTACAAGAAGGTTACAGAGAAAGTTACAGCCCGACCTCGCGGTAAAAGCCTTTTTGCACCCCGTATGGACCGCACCGGATAGGCGCCGCCTTCCGGCTCCATCCCGGCAGTCGCGCCAGAATGTTGTTGATCTCGACAGTCTCTGCCCGCCTCAAATGCTTCAGCTCACCACCGAAACACTCGACCCATATTTCAGCTGCGCAGACTCGATCCCTTGGTACCGTCTCGCCTTCTCCCCGCCCGAACTCGGCCGTCCAATATAGGCGCCTCGCAGCGATATCTCGTTTTTCCCAACCAGCCGGCACCGGCCTCTCCACAAATTCGCGGATCAGGCCCTCTTTGGCGTTGCCCTCTCTGTGGGCTTCCTGTTGCTGCTTGGCGATCTCCGCCGCCTCGCCTTCAAGGTACAATGGCTCCCCCTGCCGCCAGTAGACAACAGCCTCGGCGTATATCTGATCCACTTCCCGCGGAAGATCCTCGAACACCGATTTTCGCGGCGGATGCAGCCCGACGTCCACCGGCCAAAAGCGCCTGTTGCCCGTGGCGTCGCGGAGGAATTCGGCGTCATTGGTTGTGCCCCAGAATACACATCGTCTCGGATACGCCGTCGTCCGCCGACCGTATGGCTCCCTGTAGATGTCCTCAGTCCGGCTCAAAAACTGCTTGATGGCGCTCGTCTCCGATCGGTTGAACCCATTGAGCTCTCCGATCTCATTGATCCAGATGCCCTGAATGAGCTCGCTGGCCTCCTTGCCCTCAAAAGTCGTCAAGCTGTCACTGTACCATTTTCGGCCGAGGATTCGGAGGAACGTCGATTTCCCGATGCCCTGCGGCCCGGCGAGGATCGGCATGTTGTCGTACTTGACACCTGGTTGCATGGCGCGGGCGACGGCCGCGACGATCGCCTTCCGGGCGACGGCCCGCGTGTACACGTTATCCTCGGCGCCCAGGTAGTCGATGAGGATCGTGTCGAGCCGCGGCACGCCGTCCCAGACGAGCGAACGGAGATAGTCCTGCACCTCGTTGTACCGGTGCCGGTGCGCGACCAGCGCGGTCGCATCGAGCACCTTTTCCTTTCCGGTGATCCCATAGGCGCGTTCGAGGTAATGTCGCAGGCCGGCGTCATCGGTGTCGGTCCACTGCCGGCGCTCCGGGCGAGGGTCCCATGGCAGCGGGCCGAGCGTCATGCCGCGGATGGCAAACTCGTCGTAGGCGATTTTACCGCGGAGCAGCGGGTCGTGCTCCAGGATGATCACGATATTGTCGATCGTCTTCGCCGGCCGACCCGTCGTCGGGCTGAGCTCCAGCAGCCGGATCCAGTCCTGCGACTCCGCCGGTTGCGGCGCGGGCTGCCCGCCGGCAGCCTGCCCGGCGTCGACCGGCTGTGCGCCGGCCAGCTGAATGGAGCCCTGAAACGCCTCGACAGCCTTTTCGTATCTTTCCTGCTGCATGGCGGCCGCCACGCCGGCATCCTGCAGCGCGAAGGCGACCATCGCCGTGTAGCTCGGCAGCCGGTTCGTCGGCGTGCCGGGCGCTGCGCCATCGTCCAGGTCGCTGAATTTGTGCAGGCGCACGAGGTCAAAGGCATTGACCAGGCGGCCGCTGCACGGGTCCGTCGCGTGGTGGCTGTACAGGAATTTGCCGTCATCGTAGATCACCGCGCCGCCGGTTGTGCTGCCGGCCACGTACGTCCAGCGCGTCGGGTCATCCGTGGGTGCGTAGACGCCCGGCAGGAACGTCTCCATGGCCGTGAGCACGTCATACTGCCGGCAGAACGCCCCGACAACGCCCGGTTTTGCGTGCGGATCGCCTTGCTTCGCGGCCAGGCGGACGTGCTGGGCGTCGGCGCCCGGCACCTGCGGCCAGCTCATCCAGTCGCGCCAGTCTGCATAGAGCGCCAGCATGCCGTCCGCGCTCAGGAACGGCTTGTCGCCGTAATGGTAGATGTATTGGCTGTCCGCGCAGCAGCTCGGCCAGTACATGAGCCGCGTCACTTGGAACGTCGTCGGATCGCACATCTCAATGCCGATCATTTCGGCCAGCTTGCGCGCAATCGGCTCGTACTCGTCGGCCGTCACAGTGCGGTCCGTCGGCACGATCAGGCGCAGACGCGGCCGGTCCGGCGAGTGCTTGCGCGTGCTGTAGACGACATAGGCGCAGCCGAGGCCGTCGATCCGGCGGAGCACGTCGTCGGTTGCGAAAGGCGGGATGGTGTCGAGGTCAAGCGTGATGAGATCCCGCCCCGCGATGGCGCTGGCCTTGCGGCGGGGACCGGAGAGCGCGCCGCCAACGAATCCGCCGATGTCCTTGAGATCGTCCTGCTGGCGTTTCGGCAGCTGGAGATATTCGGCCAGGGTCTCCGTGCCGCGAGCTGCCACGCGCAGGCGCTCGATGATCTCGGACCACCAGATGGTCTGATTCTGCCAGTTCGTGCTGTGCCGGTTTCCGGCTGTGGATATGGTCAGCTCTCGATTGTAGAGCATTGGCGGTCATCCTTTTTTCGGCGTGGTCTTGGCGGCACCGTGGCAGCACGCTCCGGCGGCCAACCGCGGTAGATGCGAGCGCGAAACGTGAGCGGTGTGATACCATTTTCCGCGGCGACCGCATACCATTCGGACCAGTCCGTGCGCTGCTGCACCGGCGCGGTAAGGGCGCGCTCCTTCGGCCAGCCGTAGAGCCGGACGCGGAGCTCGAGCGTCTTTTTGGAGATGCCGCGGGCAGCGGCCGCCTCGTACTCTTCGAGTGTGATGTAGACGTTCATGGGCTCACATCCTGGGTCTTCGGATCGGCAAAATGATGATCGTGATATCTTCCGATTCATCTGCCACAAGTTTGATTTGCTTCTCGGCGCCCTTGTAGTGGATCAGCACCCGTTCGACTTCCGCATCTTCAAACACCTGCAGAGCGGTAAGGAGATATTGAGCATTCAAAACGATATGTTCCGAGACGTCGGTGCGATCGGCGTTGCCGAAGAATGCTTCGAAGGTTATCGGTCCTTCATGAACCCTGAGCCACGCTACACCATTTTCGACGGCGATAATCACGGCGTTTCCCATCGGACTCTCAATCGCTCCGGCGACGGCCGCTGCGGCCTTCGCCGCGATTCGTGCATGGGGTGCCAAACGTATACAGTCTTTGTATCCGCTCTCGTTGAGGATCTCGTTCACGTTGGGATAGGTGCCCTCGATCGGCTGCCCGTCTCTGGGGTTCAGAATGACCGGTGTTTTGAGCTGGTGTGCATTCTTGATATGGAGCAAATAGTGACGGTTGGTCATCGCCACCGAGCCATCCGGTGCGTAGTAGACCCCGCGAAGCACTTGCGGACCGATCTTGATATCAAGCACAAACTTCTTGGCGTATTTTTTGATAAGCGCTTGTTTGTTCATCTTGCACCCTCCACAATCTCAATCAGCCGATCCACATGCCAGCGCGCCTTGCGCAGGTCCTCGACGCCGTTCTTCCGGTTCCAGCGCCAAAGGTATTTGATTGCGGCGCCGGTAGCGTAGGCCAGCCCGCCGGTCAGCCCGACCGTTGCTGACCCGATCGCGTCAATGCACTCCACCTTGCCGGCCGTGTAGTGCGCCGGGTGATTGACCGGGTCGTGATCGGCCTGCTCGGGCTCGGTGTCGACAGCCTTTTCGATGGTTTGGAGCAGCGCGTCGCGTTCTGCTTCCAGCTCCGCGATCCGCGCCGCTTTCTCGGCAAGCTCCTTCTTCAGCCGCTCGATCAGTTCGTGATCTTTGAGCCCTTGCACGATCTCGGCGCTTGCCGGGCTGTCCGCGGGCTGCTCCGTATTGGTCGCCGGCTCCGCCGTGTACTCCGCTTTCTGGTCGATCAGCGTTTCGTCGAGCAGGCGCTGGGCCTGCTCGCCCCTCACGCCTTTCAGATCCCATTTGCCGAGCCAGTACTGCAGCGCCCCGCGGCTCAGACCGAGCTCTTCCTCAATCCGGCTGATCTTCCATCCAGCCGCCAGCCGGCGGAGCACTTCCAGCTTGTCCGGCGCTTTCGGCGCCGTTGTCGTTGACATGGTCGCTTCCTCCTTCCTCGTCTTGAGCCGTTCCCCGCGGCGCACGCGCTCCAGTTCCTCCGGACTCAGCCGGTACGTGATGACCGGACCGCTGCCGCAGGCTTTTGCCTCGATGTCCCGCTTTGGGATCGGTGTGCCTGTGCTTGTGACTCGCATGGGCATTCACCCCTCAATCTTTCATGTAAAAGTCCGCCACGAATCCGGCCGCCTCCAGCGGCAAGCCTGGCGCCCACGGGATCGGCTCGCGCATGATGTCGAGCATCTCGTCCAGCCGGTCGCCCTCTACCTCCGCCACGACCTCGTCGTGGACGTGCATGACGATCTCGAAACCGGCCGCGTTCAGCTTCATCATGGCGTTTGCCAGACAGTCCCTGCTGATCGCCTGGACGACGTTCTCGGTGAGCTTCCCGCCGTATGTGCTGAGCACCGTCCACTTGCCGCCCTCGGTGCCGTAGTAATGCACCGCCGGCCGGCCAAATTGGTTTTCGACGATGTGTGGCCGCGGATAGTAGAGCTTCCGGCCGCTGTGCAGCCGGATCGTGAGAAAATCCTGCCCGGTCCGGCTGTCCATCTCTCGAGCGATCACAAGCCCGCGGAGCCCCACAGCCTCCCCGGTTTGGACGGCATGCAGCGCTGCGGCCTCGATGCTGCGCCAGAACTCCGTGATAGCACGGTTGGCATTGCGCCACCGCTCGACGATCTCAGGCAGCTCGTCCTCGGATAGCCCCATGTCCAACGCGCCCATACTGATCAGCGCACCGACGCCGCCCTGGTAGCCGAGCGCGAGCTCGGCGACCTTGCCCTTTTGACGCAGATCGCTACCCTTGCCAATCTGTTCGATCGGCACGCCGAACATCTGCGATGCCGACGCCTCGTAGATTTTGCCGTGCGTGCGGAAGACGTCGATCCGCCACTGTTCGCCGGCGAGCCACGCTAGGACGCGCGCTTCAATCGCGGAAAAGTCGGCGACATGCAGGCAGGTGTGTGGCCGGGCAATCAGCGCCGTGCGGATGAGCTGCGAGAGCGTATCGGACAGGCTGCCATAAAGCAGTTTCAACGCCTGCGCATCTCCGCGGGCTGCATAGCCGCGCGCCAGCTCAATCGCCGGCAGGTTGTTCCGCGGGAGGTTCTGCACCTGCACCAGTCTGCCGGCCCAACGGCCCGTCCGGTTGGCGCCGTAAAACTGCAGCAGCCCGCGAATTCGGTCGTCGTCGCAGATCGTCTCGCGCATCGCGGCGTACTTTTTGGTGCTGGACTTGCTGAGCTCCTGCCTGATCTCCAGCACCCGCCGAGCCTTCCCGGGCTCCAGCTTCTCGACCATCTTTGCGACGGTCCCTTTCCGGAGGTCGGCCACTTCCTCGCCCGTCTCCTCCTTCAGCCATTGGGTGAGCTGCTGGACAGACTTCGGGTTTTCGACACCGGTGAGCTGCGTGGCTTCGGCCACGAGCTCGGCCGTTTCCGCATCGAGCATCCGGATCGCCGACTCAACGAGATGCCGATCACACTCCACACCGCGCTCGTTTATCGTCATGTCGAGCCTCCATAACTGCCATTCCTGCTCCGGTACCGGGAAGGCGTCGAGCTTGTCAGCGATGGCCATTTCGGCATATACGTCGCCGGCGCAATACTGCTTGAACAGCCGCCACTTCTCGGGCTCGTGGTGCGGCAGCGTGCGCGTGCGGCCGCCATTGGCCTGTGTCGGTTTCTGCGGCACGCAGAACGCCCGGATGAGCGCGCCGCCGACGGACAGCTTCTTCTTGTCGGCCGGAATGCCGATCGCCTCACCGGCCGCCGCCAGCGAGCCCGGATAACCGCAGTAGTAGGCGTGGACCATGCTGCATTTCCACTGCCACAGCCACGTCAGCAGCTGATCGTGCGGCAGGCTGAAGTGCCGGCCGAGCGCGTACCATTCAAACGCTGCGTTCCAGGCGCGCTTTTCCACGGCTGGATCAAAGAGCGCGCTGATGATGTGCCGCGGAATCTGCTCGCCTTGCGCAAGATCGACCACCTTAACCCGGTTGCCATCGAGACTGTATGCGAAAAGCAGCACGCTGAAATCGTGGGCCTGCACATATCTGTACAGGCCCGATTTCTTGATGTCGACAGAGCTGTAAGTCTCGATGTCCACGGAGAGCCGGCGCATCAGATCCCGTAGATGCCGCCGCCCAGCGGCTGCCCGGTGATCGGATCAATTTGCTGCGGCACTTGCGGCGCCGGTTGTTGGCCGTATGCCGGCGGCTGCGGTGCGGCAGACTGCCCGTAACCGGGAGCCGGCTGACCGTACCCTTGCGGCTGGGCCGCGGGCGGCATATTCACCCCCGGCTGGCCGTATGCCGGCGGAGCTGCCGGCGCCGGAGCGGCACCGAACGCATCTGCCGCCGAGACGCGGCTGCCGAGCGGCTCGCCGTCGCGCAGGATCTGCACCGGGCCGAGGCCGGCAGCGATGCCGCGGTTTCCTCTTTGGCTGTACGGGAAGAAATTGATGTGCACCCGGCCGTAGACACCGGAATACACCTTCGACTGGTCGATGATCGGGTTGAGATTAGCGTCGACGACTTCCGGTTTTTGTTTGCTGCTGGCCGTGAACACCCAATGCCCGCGGCATTCCGGCCCAAACGGCTCGCCGCTCGGCCGCACGCCGTCGCCGTCATGGATCGTCGTCTTGAGTGGCGGCCGCGCATCGTTCCACTTCGACTGCACACCTTGCTCATACGCCGCCTGGATCGCCGCCTGAATCCGTTGGTACGTTGCCACGTCGCTCTTCGGCAGCAGGATCGTCACGCTGTACTTCGGCTCCCCGCCCTGTTGCGCTGCGCGCGGTTGGAACAGATTGACGTAGCTCAGACGCACTTCGCCCGTTACGACGCTCGTTGCACTTTGGCTCATTGATTGATCGACTCCTTATCGTGTGATTTATTGGGCATCAGCGAATACCGCTGCTGCTTTCGAATATGCCGGCCGCTTATCTTCCGCCGGCGCCAGCGTTGGCTTGCCGGGCTCCTTCACCACGTAGCCGGGTTCCTCGAGCAGTTTCCGATACTGCTCTTTTCCCAGCGCTTTTTCGATCTGCGCTACCGTGAGCGGCCGGCGCTCATACATGATCGCCTCGTCAATGCCGGCAGCCCGGAGCGCGCCGAACGCCTCGTCGATGTCCTTGTACTGCCTCGAGCCGCGGCCCTCGACTGCCTTCCAGCCCGGCACTTCGCCGCCGTCGAGGATATGGCTCAGGGCCAACTCCTTCAGGTCGTTATACCAGGACACGATACCCTCCGCCCGCCGCAGGACGTCTCCGACTTCCTCCCAGCCGATGATCGGCGGCTTGTGCGGAGCGAGATCAGCGGCGCCGAAGAACTGTTCGATCCGCGCCCGGCATGTCTCGCGCGCCCGGCAGAATGTGCAGTGCTCGCCCGGCACATACTCGCCTTCGCCGGCATACGCGCGCTGCGCGATCGGCGCGATCTCGGCCGCCCAGCGCTCCAGCTCCTCGACGGTGATCTCATCCTCCTGCGGCTCGTCATACACCTTCGGCTGGATGATCGCCATGCGCACCCGGCTGACCGGAAAGATTCCGGCGACGAGCCGGAGCGCGCCGAGTGCGTAGAGCCGCATCTGCTCGTTGCCCTGGATCGGCACGGGCTTGCCCTGACCAGTCTTGAGGTCGGCGATCACCATAAGGTCATCACCGACAGCGATAAAGTCCGCTGTGCCGAAACCGCCCGGCGCTACATGCGAATAGTCGACGCGGGCTTCGATCATGACGTAGGGGCTCGAGCTGAACTGCATGCCGACCGCCTTGCAGTAGTCCACGAACGTGTCGGCGATCTTCTCGAGCTCTGGGCTGTAGTGCTCGCTCTCGCGGAACTTTTTCATCATGTTCGTAAATTTCCGCGGTCCGATTGGGTCGGTGTAATACTTCCGGAGCTTTGCTTCCGCCATCTCATGGCCGAGCGTGCCGGCAGCGGAGTAGCTCGTCCGCCGGTCCGGCAGCGTCTCCTCAAGCCGTGCGCTCGGCGTGCAGCGCAGCCAACGGTGCGCGGAGCTGGCGGAGAGGAGCGCATGCTCGCGCTCCGCGTGGTCAATCACGGTCATATCTTCGCGCCCCTTTGCCGCAGCACCGCCGCATACTCGGCATACCGCTCTTTCGGCAGCTGGTTCAGCGCCGTGATGCCGAACGGAGCCCATATCTCATAGAGGTTGTGCCCGGCCTCCTGCAACTGCATGGTTGCCGTGGCGATTTGGTTAAAATCGTACTGCGGTGCCGACGTCGGCGCGGCCGGAGCGACAGGCGGCTGCGGCGCTTGCGGTGCCGCCGGGGCGGCTACCGGCGGAGCGGTTGGCGCCGTCGGTGCGCTGGCCGGCGGACGGGCTTGTCCGCCCGGCTGGCCGTTCGGCTGGGCGCCGTTTGTCGGCGTCGCCGGCGCCGCGGAGGACGACGGAGCGACCGGCGCCTGCGCGGGCGTCGCCGCGCCGGTCTGCGGGGCCGCGGGGGCGGCTTGTCCGGCCGGTCTCTGCTCCAGCGTGGATACTTTGGTGTCGACCGGGACGTCTTCCGGCCGCATGCCGGTGATCGTCTCGGCGAGGTCCTGCACGAGCTGACGGACTTCGTCAGCGCTCGCGCCTTCGATGGTGATCGTGATGGGCATGTATGATTCCTCCTTTGATATAGCGCTCCTCCAAAACAGTCGCGGCCGCCTCATGATGGCGCCGCCGCGCCTCGAAGACCTTCGTGGCCAATATGCGGTTCATGCGCGCCCGCGTCTCGTCCCGGCACCGGTGCGCTTGCTCAAGCAGCGCGCTGCCGATGATGGCGGCCTCCTGGCCGTCGAGCTCGAGGGTGATGGTAGGCTTCATGGCGATCAGCCTTCCGACGGGATACCGGGGATCGTGATGCCGAGCATTTTGAGTGTGAATCTGACGCCGGAACGCTCGCCCAATACAAACTCACGGTCAAAGGCGTCCTCCTGCGTGTTGAGGTCGAGATTTGCGTAGTATTGTGCGATTTTTTCCTGCATCTCCGGCGTGATGGTGACCGTGATCGGTTCGTCGATCACATAGCCGTAGCGCAGGGCGTCGGCCAATAGAAAGTTGTTTCCATTGATGTCGACGAAATCATGGATGATTCGCCAATCACCGGGATCTTCTCCAGCTTCGGGTCTCGACGATCTCCAGAGGATATGCGATGGGCCGTAGTCTTCACGGAGATTCTCGATAGCCTCCGCGACATGTCGCGGCAGCTTGACTTTGTTCATACTTCCCTTCCCCTCCCCGCCCCACCTGTGGTATGATGGGGCTGAATACTGATTCATTTGTCCACCGTTGCCGCGGTGGATTTTTCTTTTTCCTGCGCTGCCTGCTCTTCCAGCTCCATGTCACGCCGGATTTTCCAGGCGTCGATCACGTCGATGTCGTCGATGCGGTCAGGCATCAGTTTGCTGGTCATTGGCCTGCGTCACCTCCTTTCAATCTCGCCGCCGTGCGCTCCAGCTGCCGTTTGTACATCCGTCTGGCCGCCGGCGACTGAGAGCAGCACATGAGCTGCATCAGGTTGCCGCAGACGCGGAGGCGTTGTTGCCGTGTCACGAGCCGGTCACCTCCCCGCAAAAATCCATTTGTGTACGATTTCTCGCTTCGCTTTGCCCCTTTTCCAGCCGATCTTTCCCGCCTCGCTCTTCGTCATGATCGGCGTCGTGGCGGCCGTCATTGGGTCCCATCCGAGCGTATTGATCCGTTTCCAGAGCGTCGTATACTTGATCCCATTGCGTTCAGCGAGTTCCGCAAGATCAACAGAGATTTTTCGGTTGGCGGCGGTGGCTCGCTCGAGGCACTCCTTGCGGTCTGCAACCGGCTTCGTTGTGGCGCGTTCCGGCGCCCAGCCGGCGTATATGCGCCAGTACAGGGTTTGATATGGGATATCGTTGCGCTGGGCGAGCTCAACGATTTCGCGCGGGATTTTCGACAACTTCCTCGGCGGCTTGGTCATGGCGAGCTCTTTCGGCCACCCCAGTCTGCGGATGCGGGCTTCGAGCGTCTTTTTGGAGATACCATGAGCGGCGGCCGTCTCGTACTCTTCCGGCGAGATGTACCAGTCGTAAGGGTTGCGCATAGCCATCACTCCGCCGCCTGCTGCCGTTTCAATGCCTGGATAGCCGCCCCCAACCGCAGCTCCGCCGCCCGCAGCCGGTGGATCGCCTCGTCTACCCGGTCCGGTTCGGCTGCGTCGAACATTGCCTGTGCGGCTCGGTGCTCGGCGAGGGCGGCCTGATATTCATCGCGTGAGGTCATTGTCCAGCCTCCTTCTCTGCCGGCCGCTTCCACCACAGGTTGGCTTGTCCATGTTTGCGCCGGCCTTTCTTCCGCTGCTGGTAGCGTCCGGCGGCTACCGGATACACGCCCTCGAAGAGGTAGCCACGGGATCGGCATACCCGGCGCGCTTCGCCGATTGCTTCGTGCCGTTGCTCGGACCAGAGCGTGATGACCAGCGTGTGCCGGTCGCCTTTCTGGTCCCGGTACCAGGCAAGGCCGTACCATTTCGGTACCATATCCAGATCACCTCTTGTTGTAGTAGGAGCGGAATACCGGGCCGCCCTGCCGCGCCAACCGTTTCCTCTCCCGGCGGCTCAGGATCGCGCCGTAGTCACGGCGGATCGCCTCGGAGACTGCCGAGACGCCGAGCGTGCCGGGGCGGTACGGCGGTTTGGTGCGTTTCGATTGGGTGCGACCGATTCGCCTGATCATCAGTTGTTCACCTCCCTTCGAGCGGCATCATCGCAGCCGCCAATTTCTCGTGCCAACCTACCCGGAGGTGCTGCGCCTCGGGATAGACGGTCACGATCCGGTACGTCGCTCCGTACTTTTCGTGCGCCCGGATCAGAGCTTCAGCGGGATCGAGCGGCGCTTCGAATTCGCCGTGGTAGGCTGTGCCGTCGCTGCGGTGGATCAGGCGGGCGATCATGGTGATGTGTGGAGCGGTCATGCGGTGGTCACCTCCTTTCGTTCGAATTCGTCCAGCCAATCCGCCCGCGAGTACCACTTTCGGTCGATCTGGCAGCCGCGCAGTCGACCGCTGGTGATCCAGCTCCTAACCGTCCGGACGTGGACACCGTACCGCTCCGCGATCTCGTGATCCCGGTACATGCGCGGCACGTCGAGCTGCTGCAGCCCGAGCTCTCGGTTGATTTGCCGGACAGTTTCCTGCCTCCTGTCCTCCGGAACCAGCTGCAGGATGCTGCGGATTGCGTTGATGGCTTGCTCCATTTTTTTAGTCGCCTCGCTTTACTTTAAGTAAAATCATGCGGACGACGGAACCTTTATAACGTCAATATCGACGTCATAAAGTTTCGCGAGCGCGTAGATCACAAGCTCCTTTGGCTTAACTTCGCCGCTTTCCCATTTCATGACGGTAAAGCGCGAAACACCGAGTTTATCCGCTACATCTTGTTGCGTAAAACCAGCGTTAACCCTCAGAGCTTCGAGCGTAAGCTGTACAGTCATCCAGTCTCACCACCTCTCTGCTCCATGTGTTGTACCACAATAATATTTCACTTAAAGTTAATTGTCAACACTTAAAGTAAAAAATAAATGTTTACTTTTTTCACTTTTTGTTTATAATATAAACATTGGAGGGGATGGATAGTGCTTAAGAAAAGCGCCCGTGAAGTTTTGGCTGAAAACCTTCAAAAGTTATTGGAAAGCAAAGGAATTGACCAGCGCGCACTCGCCGAACACATCGGGGTGAGCGATTCGGCGGTGTCACAGTGGCTGAGCGGCGATAAGTATCCGAGAATTGACAAGATTCAAAAGATGGCGGATTTCTTTAATGTGCCAAAATCTATGTTGACCGAGGAACGTCCTTCGAACCTCGCCCCCGCAGGACCGAGAACAGTACCGATCCCCGTGCTGGGGACCATCGCGTGCGGAGAACCGATCCTCGCGGAGCAAAATATAAGTGAATATGTATATGAATCGCCGGAACGGCTCCCGGCTGGTGAACTGTTTTATCTTCGCGCTAAGGGTAAGAGTATGGAACCGACGATCCCGGACGGTTCGCTCGTCCTGATCCGCGAGCAACCGGAAGTGGAGTCTGGCGCGATCGCGGCCGTCCTGGTCAACGGCGACGAAGAGGCGACACTGAAGCGCGTCAAGCGGCAAGGCGATCTGCTGATCCTGCTCCCTGACAACCCGGAGTACGAACCGATAATCGTCACCCCGGACAACCCAGCCCGGATTATCGGCAGGGCTGTGCAGGTCGTCACAATGCTATGAAAAATCTTGAAAGTAAATTAATGAAAGAGGAGGATGCGGCATGCCAAAAGAAAAGCTGCCCCCGAAGGTCCGGCGTCGCGGGAAGGGATACACATACCGATACAGCGTCCCGGTGACGATGCCGGACGGGACGATCCGGCGGAAGCAAAAGGAGACGCGGACCTTTCCGACGTCGCAGGAGGCATATCGGGAAGGTATCAAGATCGAAGCACAGTTGCTTGAAGGTACCTTTGTTGACGAGGAAAACATCTCGTTTGTAGAGTGGGTAGAGCAAGGGCTGGAACTCCACGCACGGGCAAAGGGATTGAAACAGAGCAGCATCGCCGCAATGCGCGCCAATCTCACCTATGCGCGTGCAGCTTTCAAGGGCCGGAAACTGAAGGACATCACGCCAGCCATGTATCAACAGTATCTATTGGACCTCCGGGACGTCCACCGGCTCAGCGAGAACACGATCAAGGCCGCGCACTCGGTTATGCGAATCCTTTTTAAGCTCGCAACCAAAATGCAGCTGATCCGCGCCAACCCGACCGACGGCGCGGTGATCCCAAACATGCGGCCAACATTTGAGGCGCTGGAGCAGGGCGGAGACGAGCCGCTGCCGGAGTACCTGGAAAAGGAGCAGCTGGCCGAGATCGTGCGCGTGGCGAAGGAGTACGCGGATGCACAGACCGACCCGGTACGCGCTTTCGAGGCTCGCCAGATGCACCGGGCGATCGTCGTCCTGGCCTACACCGGGCTCCGGATCGGCGAGCTGTGCGCGCTGGAGGAACCCCGAGTGGACACCCGGCGCGGGACGATCCGGATCATCGCCACCCTGTACCGCGGTCACGGGATCCGCGCCTACCAGCTCTTTCCGCCGAAAAATCGGCCGTCGATCCGCACCGTGGACATCAGCAGGACGATCGCGTCTGTGCTGGACGCCCAGATCCGCGACGTGAAGGCTTTCCGTCTCCGGTGCGGCGAGCGGTACCACACGGAGCGCAGTTTCGTGTTCGTTAATTGCCACCAGCACCCCGGCTATCCAATGAACCCTGTCATCTTCGGCCGGCACTTGAAACGCCTCCTCGAGCTAGCCGGTCTGCCGCCATCGATCACGCCGCACAGCCTGCGGCATACATTTACGAGCCTTTCCGCCGAGGCCGGCGCGTCGCTAGAGGACATCCAAAAGCAGCTCGGTCACGCCAGCGACGACGTGACCAGGCGCGTCTACCTCCACGTCACGGAGGCCCGCCGGCGAGCGAACGTCGAGAAGCTGGACAGCCTACTCAGTCCCTACCTGCGGCTTGATTGATGTGGGCACGCTGTGGGCAATTGACACCGACACAAAAAGAAAAACCGCGCCATGACGCGGTTTATAACTCCGGATAGATCGACTTGTACTTATTATAAAAATATATGGAGCATACCACAACTTACCCGACAATGCCGATTTTTCGGCATTTTTTCCTTGCTGTACACCGCAATACACGGTAATACTGTGGGCAAGTTGTGGGCAGCCTAAGCGGTAAAAGAAAAACCGCGGGCCTCGTCACCCGCGGTCCACCCCTATAATATCGTCGATTGCAAACCATTCCCCATCGACCCGGATCCTCCGGAGCGCCTGGTCTACCCGCTCCACGATCCCCTCGATGACACAGTCCTCATACGGATCGAACCGCCGCAGCCGTACCGGCACGCGCTCAGTCAGCGATTCGGCGAGTGCTGAGGCGATCAGCTCCGCCTCCTGCTCATCGAGCACAGGCCGCTCACGCCGGCCGCCGCGCCGGACCTCGTCCCGGTGGCTGAGGATGCGCTCCTTGTGCTCGGGCAGTATCATCCTGCTCGACTCCCACATCAGATTACTGCCCGGTGTCAGCTTGTTCGCCTTCACGCTGTCCGCCTCCTGGTGGCCGGCAGCGCGGCCAGAATGTTCTCGACCCGGAACGTCCGCGGCGCGCCGGACGCCTCGCAGTACGCCCGGACCTTACCGCTAATCACGCTGCGGACGCTGATCCGCCGCTGCGTCA